TGAAGTTGATACTTCTTGCTGGTGCAACAAAGATATCTGCAACGAATTGGTTTTGATCAATTACGCTGGATGTATTGTTGGATTCGTCGCAAATTACTGCGTATGAACTTACACCGCGCTTACCTTGAACTTCACGGAGGAAAGGTTCAACGAGTTGTCTAAATTGTGCTCTTGTGAATGCATCATTGAATTCAAAGAGTTGGAACTTGGCTGCTGTAGCAATTGTTTTCTCTAGAACATTGAAGAGTCTGCGGACATTGATTCTATCAAATGCGCTTGGCTTGCTTTGTAGAGTCTTGTCACCGAAGAGAATTGCACCTGAACCTTGGAAAGAAACGATAGGATTGATGTTATTCTTATATAACTTATCTCTATAGGTCTTTGATGGGTTCCAAACTAACTTAACGATGTTATTGATACGACCACGATCATAACCTGCTGGTGAGAACCAAGGTTCTCTTGTGTTATCTGTTCTTACACAGCAACCTGCGGTATCGCCGCAAAGTGGAATGTATAGGAATCTATCGTTATAACGGTCATATTGATACTTAGCATTACCGTCCATTACACCGTAAGAAGAAGAACCTACTGTTGTTCTATAATTATTGATTGCGGTGTATACTGCATCGTCTGAAGTTCTTACTGGTGTGAGAACATCGGTTACTGCTCTTGGTGAAACGAATGCAATGCAATCTTGACGATTTGCTGCAAGTGTTACTACTTCTTTTGCATTTGCTGCAGCAAGATTACCAGCAATTAGTAGAGATACATCAACATCTTCTGCATTTGAGAATTGTGCTTGGAAAGTTGCAACAACATCTGCTTCTGCACTTACACCCTTTGTTGTATTGAGACTACCACCTGCTAGAGAATATTCCTTAACATCTGATAATACCTTGAATGCATTTGATGCGTCAACTGCACTATTCCAAGTTAATGTGCCTGAATAATATCCAGTCGATTCAACAACACCTGCCCACACATACTTTGATTGACCATTAACAACACTTCTCCAATAGTTACTGGAACCATCACCAGATCTTGCATCAGTTGCTTTTGAAACCTTTACGAATTGTTCAAGAACTGTGCCTTTTGTACCTGTCCATGCACCATCTTCATCTATTACTAAAATTGTAATTTCATCATTTGCAGATGCGTTGATTGTTGATGCATAATCAGATGTACCTGGAATGCCATAGGTATTTGTATAAGTTTCCCATAATGCACCATTATTTGTATTTGGTGATGGATCCTTTGAGTCTATTACGACTACCTTTAAACTGTTACCTAAAGTTCCTGGGTATTTTGCCGCCCATTTGAATGCGTAACCAGTATAAGCACCTTGGAATTGTATTTCAAAGTCTTCTCTACTCTTGATTAGTACACCATCGGTATCTGAAGCATCTGTAGCATTATCATCGCCACTTCCTACAGATCTTACGACTTGGAGAGCACCGCCGTAAGAGAGGAAGTTGGCAGCGACATACCAATCTGTTGCTAGATCGATACTTGTATCTGGTTTGCCGAAGACATCTGTTAGTTGCTTTTCTGTTTCAATTAATACTCTAGTATCTGCAGGACCCCATTGAAATAAGCCGACATAGCCAGCTGGGGTGGTTGCAATGGCTGGAATAACTGAAGTAAGATCAAATTCTCTGATTTCTACACCGGGACTTAATTGGAATGCCATTTTTCTCTCCTTATTCGCCTATTTTGGTCTACGGTTATATATAAAAATCATTATTTCTAATTTCAGCATCCCTCCAGACCGTCCCAGACGAGTCTTGTTCTTCATTTTGAAACATTATACCATCATCAATTACGCCGAATGGTGTCATTTCTTCTTCTAATTGTTTTAATTTTTCATCAAATACGGTCTTTCTAATATCCATATTTGTCATATCTTTAAAATAACTTTGAGTCGTCAGCCAACCAAATAGAACCATACACATAACCAAGTCATCATTATGACCAGTATCGGCTTCAAAGGAATTATTTTTTGAAATAAAGGAAACAAGTTCCTGTATGATGTCATAGTCAGCAATGAGTAGTTTGTTCGATTCTATCAGAGACTTCAACACAGAGCATCCTAGACGCTTTACCGCCTTCGTAGTGCGGAGTCCTAATTGGGTTTGACTACCTCCGAACCCACCATCAAGAGTCTGACCCTTTCTACCACGAATACTGGACATTAACAAATTATCATATTCCAGTTCATTATGTAATAAATCTGCCACCTGTCCACCAATGTCATTTATTTCAACTAATATGTAAGCATCGTTATATTGTTTGGCAATTGGGTATATTGCATTTGGGTATACCAACGGAGACATCTCGTTATTTTTAAAAGTGGCTGCTATCTTATAAGGTGTCTTGGTTATATCAACAACTGTAAATGCATGGTAATCATTTCCAGTACCTCTAGCAGTATCAACTGTTAAAATATAGGTGTGATTGTTTGCAGGATTTTTAGAATCCACTACTGGCTTTTCATAAACCTTCAATCCGTCTGGGGTAGTGTGGATTGGAGTCTTATAAACCATTGTTCTGAGTTTATCTGCAGAGATAAGAGTGTTGGTACTACCAATAAAGTCACATTCGTGCTCTGTGCGGAATCGTTCTTCGCCTAAGTTCTTGATTTCTCTCTGATACCATTCCTCATCACGACCGGGAACATCTGACCAGTGAACATCTATATGCTTGAAACTGTTTCTTCCTTCAATTGCTTCAATCCACAGTTTATAATAAAGATTCAAACCATTAGGTGTAGAAATGACAACCATTTTGGAAGTTTTACCGGATGTGATTGTTGGATATACTGAACTATAGAAATCGTTTGCTATATTTTCAGGGACATGGGCGAACTCATCCAACAGAATATAATTAAAAGATCCACCACGGATAGCAGATGCAGATGTTGCGGACGAAATGACCTTTGATCCATTTTCTAATTCAATCGAATGCTTATTCCATTCCTTAACACCCTGTTGCAGCCATTTTGGCAGGTTTTCATAAGCAGTCTTTAAACGATCCATATGACCCTTTGCAAGTTTTTCTTTATTTGCAAGAATTGCTATGGTTTGATTTGGATTAAACAGTGCATGGTGTAGAATATCTGCAATGATGGTAGTTGACTTACCACACTGACGAGGCATCTTTGCAATAACGAATCTATTGTCACGAATAAGATTTACTAGTTTTTCTTGAAATGGATACATCGAGAAGGTCATCAATCCCTTATCGAGATTGACAATCTTAATATAATTTTTCATGAAATAAACAGGATCTTCAGAACACTTTAAATATTCCTCAACTTGATCTTGAGTAAAGTTGACAGGAACATTTGTCTTCTTGAGATTTGGATTACCGAGATATGAGTTCTTATCACCAATCATGGATTAGATTCTATTTGCTTTATCTCCTGCATCTTACCTCTTAGCAGTTTCTGCAATTCATTTGTGCTTCCTACAAATATAGATTGATTTGTAATGTTTTGTGCAGATTGTGTAGAAGCAGGAGTATCTTGTCTGATTTCTTTTAATTGTTTGTGTAATTGAAGAAGATCTTTGTTTGCATCTGCTACACTTTTGATAAGTTGAGATACAACTTCATATGCTCTTGGGGAGTCTCCCTCTGAAGCAACATGAAGAATACCATCTATTGCTTTTGAACCCTTGTCGATAATATCATAGAGATTTGCTCTTACAGTTTCATAGTCATTTGAAAGATGATCTCTACCAGTTGGAACTGGTGCTGGAATGGGTTGTATATCTACAATCTCACCAACAGATTTTGGTAAATTAAAAGCGTTCTCTAACTTCTCGTCAATTGATTCTTTATTTTCCATAATATACCTTCAATACTATTTATTACAGTAAATTTATTAAATTGAACTATTTAATGTTAATGTTTTTGTGGATGAATTATAAGATGTTAATGTTAAATTTGAAATATTTATATTAGTTCTATACCATAATCCAACAGCACCATTTAAATTAAATGTATTTCCATTTATTATAACTGTATCAATCTGATCATATCTTACGGTTATTCTCCAAAGTATATCATTTCCATTTGTCTTACATCCACTCACTATAAAGTTAGTATTATAATTTATTTTGTTATTTGAAGAAGAAATTATAGAATTAATTCTATTATATGTGTTATTGTTTACTTCAGTTATTATATTATCCAATAGAACTTCGGCTGGTTGATTAACAGAATTTGCATTCCAATATAAGACTGGATCTGGATTTCTTAATAATGCGTGATATGCATTTTCTGTCCAATATTTTAATGCTGTTGGTACTCCAGAAGTTGTACAACCAAATGAATTATTTGAGGAATATTGAGGTGGTGGTGATGCAAGCCAAACTTGGAATTTTTTTCCATCCGATATTCTATTTCTATCAACTGCTCTTAGTTTTTGTTGGGATACCAAAAATGCATTCCATGAAGTTGATCCAAATGGACTAGTTGTTGAAAACTCATAATCCAAAACTGTAGAATCTGATTGACTTATTTTATAACTATTACCGCCAATCCATTCACCATATAAATGAACTGAAACATGTGTACCTATATCATTGTTAAAATATGATTTATGACCATTTAAATCTGCTACTTTATCTTCTTCTAATAATTTAAAATTATCATAATTTGATACTTTTATATCCGGATAAATTGATTTACTGGTAGTATATAATAAATCATTAACATATGATGCCGTTATTCTACTGGTTACAAAATCCCATAATTTATAAGCACCCTTTGCATCAGTTAAACTTCTAGTATTGAAATCCGTTCTAACATAACCACCGTTAGTATCTAATTTTAACTGATGTATAAGTGATCCAAATACAGAAGCATTTGCGACGGTTGTGCTTGTTGCTCTTGGATCATTTAAAATATAATCTATATGTGTTTGTATTTGTTGTCCACCATCGTCGGTATTTTGTCTCAAAAAGTTTGAAAACACACAAACAGGACTCATATTTGCAGAATCGACAACATCGGCTGCAATATAAGAAATTTTTCCACCAGCAGTTTTGTAAGCATTTAACCAAGTTTGAAAACTACTTTTGGCTACTGCATGTGCATTATCACTCCAAGGTGATGGAAATGTTAATGTTCCACCATATGAAGTTTGAGTTCTAGGATTTGTTGTTGTAATTCTAGGATCCTTTGATGTTAGATCTTGTGTTATTGTGGTGCCCGAAGAATTTTTACATGCATCTGCAGTATTTGTTGTTTCATCTATACTATAATTTGGAGTGGCTAAAGTTAAAAAGTAATTATCGGCATATGATTGCTGTAATTGGTTTGGAATTATTACTCTTCTATTTTCTGGTATTGAGTTATTATTAAAAAAGTCAATTGCATGTTGAACATCTGCTACAGCACTATTTCTATTGGAATTTGCAGATACTCTACCATAAGGAGTATATGTTTTAACATAGTTACTATAAGTTGTAGTGTTGTTCAACCATGTTGCTGCCCATAATTTAGTTGCTGTATTTTCACTTCCTAATTTAACAGAACCACTTGATTCAAAATAATTCATTGTAAAAAGATTAAGACTTGCAGATGATTCAATAACAATTGGATCACCAACAGATCGAGCAACATAATTTGATAGTACAATATTACCTACAAATACTCCGGGAGTATATCCATCATCATTATTAATTACTTTAATGAATGAACATCTATTTGAGATGTTGATACTATCATAACAATAAACTCTATAAATTAAATTATTGATATTATTTTTACTGTATGAATTATCAAAATAAAATGGTTGAGTTATATTTCTCATTCTGCAATCTATAAACACATTTCCATCAGATCCATTAAAGAAAAATAGACCAGAAAGATGTCCATGATTGTTGAAATAACAATTATTAAATATAATATTTTGCGGTCTGATATAGAATTTACAGTTTATAAATTCACAATTAAAAAATTTACTTCCATCCAATATTAATTGTTTAAAATCTTTTGTACCAAATGTTATATTTTTAAACTTACAATTTATAAAAGTAGAATTACGCATATCCACTGTAGTGGTAACTCCAGCAGTAACCTCTACTTTAACAAAATCACCAGAACCATTAAATATTGTATTATTAAAAATTTTATTTCTTAATACTTTATAAGTAGATCCGGAATTTATTGTTATATTTTTATCATCAGTTACCATCGTTTGTGATGACAAAGAACTTGTTTCTATAAAATATTTATTAATGGAACTTGTATAATTTGTTCCTTGAATTGTTAAATCTACTCGATTAATAGTTCTTGAAGTATTTGGTGTATAAGCACTTTCTAATAATGAAGATGTTATGGTATCTGTACTTGCGATTATAGTTGTTGAATTTAAAACATCAAAATTTTCAACACACTTAATAATAATTTTTCTCTTAAAAAGTGAACCATTTGGATGTGCCGAATGATCTACGGGTGTCCAAGGTCCTCTAGTTGTTGTTTTGTATGAATTATAATTAGATTGTGCATCTGGATTTGTTAAAATTGTATTTGTGCTTGTGGCTTTATATAATGCAGACTGCGCTTCATCTAATATAATTTCAAAATAACCAGTCTCTTTAAATGTGATTGATCTTGAAAAATTATAATTGTTAATACCAATTGGATCTTGGGATGCATAATCATTTCTTAATAGATTTGCTCCACCAATTCCTTGTTGTGTATCAAATTCTTGTGCAACAGTTGTTGCACCATCTTTATATGTAAAATAACTGGTTTCATAACCATATCTGTTTCTTGGCATAGTTGGTGATCCAACTATTTTTGTATAAAGTATATCCCCACCATCTGTAGTATCTGTGACTGTATATGATGTTTGTGGATAATAATTTTTAACAGTATTGTATGAACCTGTAGCACTTGATTTATATCGTATTTTGATACAGTCTGCTTCTAGTGGTGTCATTTCACATCCAGATAAATGTATCTGCTTATTCTTTTCGACTACATATACTTCTTCACTAACAGAAGAATCAAACCATCTGATGGCTGGTGCAACACCACGCAAGCCAGCCATTTTTCTTAATCCTAATTGAAAACTTAAATCTGCGTAATTGTTTGGCATGTTATATGTGTCTCAATCCTATTTTGGTTAAATTATTAATTATGTTTTCATCATTATTCAGTCTTGTCTGTAATTGAGAGTCTGAAAGGTTTTTGTGGAATTCACCAGTTGTTGAATTTGCATATTTAAATCCAGAGGTTTGATTGCCATAAAAACCATTACCTCCACCATCATTTAATGGCCACCATGCAGGATTTGGATATTGAATTTTATCCAAAAAATCAACTATGGAGCAATTATTTATTAAATTTCCTTTAGGTGAACCACTAATTTGAATCTGTGGTCCATTTCCATAAACTGTATTTGGTACAGCCATATAACTTCCAAAAGTATTTACTCCACCAGGAATTCCTTGATATACACAATTTAAATATCTATTATAATCCGATTTGTCAGTCAATTCAAGAATTTTTGTAACAGTACCATATGAATAATTGTGCATGTATACATTATACCAATTTCCTATACTACCTGGTGCTATTTTTAAATAACAACCAGGATCATTAAAATGTGTTGTAAATGCAGATAAATTTAATTTTGTTGTAGCATTATAAGAAGAAAGAAGAAGATTTGCACCAGATGAATATGAACTTTCATTAAATATAAAAATATTTCCACATACTAAATATTTGTCTATTTGATCAGCGGCAGTGTAACCATTTGCAGATATCCATTGTACTCCACCTTCATTTGTAGCATCTACTGTTATTCCTTCTCCTGCTGTATGTTGATTTGATTTTCTGGAATCAGTACATCTTATGACTATATTATTTGTAATAGGTGCTTGTGGTTCTAAAAACATTGTTCTACCAAGATCTTGAAAGTTGCAACCCATGATACAGACAGAATCTGTGGAATATACAGCAAAAGTACTATCACTAATAGAACCAGTTTTGAGAGCTTTTTCAAATTTACAATTTTTAATTAATATACCAACTCCAGAAACATTTGCAAGAAATGAACATCTTTTAAATGTACAATTTTCAAATGTACACCCATCAAATATAAATCTTCCATAGATCCCATATTGAGTGCTTCTAAACATAATTGTAGAAACAGAATCTCCTTCAAATACACAATTTTTTATTATAGAACCTGATAGGTCTATTGCAGCATATCTTACTTGATATCTATCATTATAATTAGTAGAGCTATCTGCTCCAATCCACCAAGGATTTGGACCACGAAATCTAGGTTCACTTGCAGTCAGATTACCATCTGCTCCGAAAAAATTTAAATTTTCTATAATACTATTTCTAGCATTTATAATTTTTAATTTTCTTAATCCAGAATCATTATTATCATTTGATAAATTGTATGGATTAGTAACACCATTTTGAGTTGAAGTTCCACTTAATGTACCATTATTTACTTGACTACCAACATATATTTCTTTTTGTATTGGAGCATATTCCATATTTGAATCGAAATATAAATCTTCTAAATCAGTATTCATAATTCTTGGTAAAGTATCTGCATCATAACCAACAGTCATGAATGGGCTTGGAAAAACACTTCGAACAGTGTTAATTCCTGTAACACTATTTGTATATAAAATTCTGTTGTCATTATCGAATACTTCTTTACCACCAATAAAAGTATTGTTTCCTTTTATATAAAAAGGACCTAATTTATTTTTACCACCATCAACAATTGGTCGTATAATTGGTTGAAATTTATTCAATAATCCTGGACTACAATTAATAATTCTTCTGTTTATTGTAGTAGTACCATCAACTATATCTTTTGCTTCATTTATTACTCTAATAATTATTTCTCTTCTAAATTCACATTCTGTTCTAACTGCTTGAATTGGTGGTGAAGTGTGTCCTGTATTTTGTTCTTGAGAACTTAAATTGGAAAATTTTGGTGTTGTATTAATAACTGCTTTGGTTGCATAAGATAAATCATCAGAATATACCCAAGGAAAATATGATTTCGAAATCATATCGGTAACTGGTGCATATTGTGATTCGGTATAATCTGCAATAAATCCTGTTGTACCAGTAAACGGATTTAATCTTTCATTTAAAGTTATTTTATAATATCCTTCTGTACCTGTTGGAAAAACAAAACATCTATGAAAATTACTTTTAACTATTTTTTTAATCTCATCATCAGTAGTATTTGTTGTATCACCACCAGCAATATAATTTACAAGATAAGGATCAGACCAAAAATCATCAAATGATGGATATTCAGTTAAATTAAAATTATATACTATTTTATCTTTATTTAAAAAATTATCAATACTACCACCAGAGTCTTTATATAAAGTTAATGATCCATCAGAATTTATTTTATGTATAGTAACACAATCATAACCACCTTGAAACATTTCTACACCCCAAAGATATATTGGTGTATTTTCTTTTACATGATATATTTTTTCTTTAATAGAACTCTGTGGTCTTTTTTCTAAAAATCTAACAGATGGTGCAACCCCACGAAGACCTGCTAGTTCTTTTAGTGCCTGTGTATCTGTATATGCTTTCCAAGCCATTAAATTATTCCTTAACTAAAACTATTTATTGCAGTAAATATATCACCAGTAAATATGGTATGTGTTTGTGCTGTTCCTGTAGTAACTATATTAACTGGAGTTGAAGAATTTGTATATGTTGGCACACTTATTCTTCTGTAATTGTTATTTCCTTGTTTTCCATGTGTTCCAAATGTATTGCTGTATGGATCTGGATATGTTGTACCTGTTCCAATATAAATTGAATTACAATTAAAATAATTAGCAGTTTCTTTACAAAGACCAGCCGGGAATGTTATATGATTAAATGTACCAATTGAATCCTTATTATCTTGATAACCAGAACATGCTGATGTTGAATATCCTTTATTATTATTAGTTCTTAAACTATATGTAGTTGGTAAATCAAATGTATTTTTATAAGCAACATTTATATATTTTCCATATTTAGTTGTATCACCACTGATAAATGTATAATCATCCAAAAAATCTAAAATTGTATTTTGTAAATATTTTTGAGTGCTGGTATCATTAAACCCATTAGAAGATTCATTATTACATGTTGCACAGTGTTCTAAGTTATAAAAATTTAAATAAATTGAACATGGCGATGTTGCAGTTTTTGCAAATTGTCCACCCCAATTGATTATTTTATTTGCTATTATTTTATTACCTGTAGCCCTTGATGTGTGCTTACAATCCCAATAACCATTTGCTGGATTTTCATATGAACTTTGTATTGAGAAGAATGGATATGGGAATTGACTAAGTATATTCCATGTACCATTTTCTGAAGACCATCTATTTCCTGATAAATGGGGTTCACTAATAATGTTGTTTATAAATCTCATATGGTGAGTATTTTCACCAAGTTTCATTGAAAATCTACTGTAATGATTCCAAAAATGAACATCATAATATGAACCACCACCAATTTGTGTTGTTGATGTATTATTAGCAGAATTTATAGTGAGAGTATTTATTTCTGTTGGGCAGAATGTTTCATTTAAAATATATAAATTTGCTCTGGAAAATGCATTATATGTTGATATATTAAATAAACTAGAATCAAATATTCTATTATTTACAAACATATTTCTTGCAAATTCTCTAAATTTTTGTTTTGCTAGTAATGGTATTGGATGAGTTGGATCTGTTGGTGTTGATAAAATTTCAGATTGTATTTGTTCTGCTATAAATTGTTCAGATCCACCGCTATTAAAAAGTGTTGTATCAAATATACACCTAAACCACAAATTATCTGTGCAAGGTGATCTGTCTGTAGCAAAAAAGAAAGTTCTAAAATTATTTTCAAAAACACAACCAATATTAGCATTTGATATACCAGAAACATTAAATGAATCGGTATAATCTGTTCTTCCTTCAAAATCACAATACATAAAAAGAACAGAATCTGCGTGCATGTTTATTGCACATCGTTTAAACTTACAATTAATAAATTTGCATCCACTTAAACAAATCCAATCATATTGACCATTAAAAGTCATATCCTCAAAGGTACAATTTTTAAATATACTACCTCTTAAATCCAAAATAGTATTTGCAGTTGATATGTATGGGAATAAATTTGTATCTTGATTTACATTTCTATTTGCAGATGGTCTTATTGTTAGTCCTTCTACAACTAGATGTCTTCTGTTTATTAGTGTCTTTGGAGTTCCATTCCACCTTTGATTAATTTTACCAAATCTTTGTTCTGCTGTTGTTGTATCTGTATAGGTTGTAGAATAGCCAACAAAATTATTGGATGGTGTATATTCAAATACTGCGCCATAACCAATAACTTTTTGATATGGTCGATTTATTACACTGGCTGTAGTTATTGATCCTGGTGTTAATGTTATATCAGTTGGTAAATTTATTGGATTACCAGTTACTAAATCTTTATTTTTAGTATAAATTTTTAAAATTAAACTTTTTGTAAATCTTGAACGATATGTTTGAAGTAAATTTGTATAAGATGACAATTGTTCTGGTAATGTAGCATATAAACCAAGATTTGAGGAATAATCTATTGGATTAAATTTTTGAAGTCCTTGTATCTCCGCTGATGATAGTATATTATTGGTATAAAATGTTGAATTTGATTCGGTGCCATTGGCTGGTAGACTTTTACCATTTAATGAAGCAGATGCATTCCATGTTCCAGTTTCACTTATTTCTATTTTATATTCACCCTCTCTCAAAAAAGTCATACATCGCGTATGTGTATGTGATTGAGTAGAAAAATCTGCACTACCTCGATCACCAGTAGTGGTGCCTGGTCCATAAGATGCTTTGTATTTTTCTGAATAGTTGGATAAAAAACCAGTTACAATATCTTCTTGAATATATGGATATCCTGCTGGATCAGGTGTTTGTAAATCATTAGGTCTTGTCGCGTTAGCATGTGGATTATTTCCAGTAGAAAATCCTCTAAGAGATGTATTTGGGTAATATTCTCTACCATTTGGGAGAAATCCATATATACCAGTTCCCTTTATCAGCACCCACTTAGTATCATCTTCACCAAAATTTCTCCAATATATATTTAAATTGTCATGATCAAAACTAGATTTATATAATGAAGACCACATTTCTTGTCCCCAAAAATACATCTGTTCACCAACATACCATTTGAAAATTCTATCATCTGGTGCTAATAAATCGGTACTGCTATCATAAGTTGTATCATGAAAATGAACAGCAGGAGCACAACCTCTTATACTAGTTAATTCTCTTGATATTTGTCTCCACGAATGTGCTTTCCACGGTGGAAATTTTTGTAATTCAGGATCTGATGTGTTTATAAATTGTGCCATATTGATTATTTAGGTTGTAAAATTGTTTCCACAGTCTTTGTTAATAATTCAGTATAATTTGGAGAAGTACAAATAACATCATCATCGTATTGTGAATTTCCCTCTCCTCTATATACATCAAAATTTTTATATAATTTAGTACCGCTAAATCCATTTGCTGTATTACTAAAATTATGAACTATTATTTTTTCAAGATAATTTACTTCATTATTTGTACTTGATAATTTATTTGAATAAAATATCTGTTTTGCATATCTAATATCTCTATCTCTCTGTAGAGAATTCCAGTTTATTGCTGCCATTGGATTATAAAAAGATTCATATGTAAAATGATTAAATGTAACATTAGTTTTATCAGAATCTGTTAATGTTACATTTGTATAGTCATATTTATTATGGCTAAAATAATTTTCAAAAATATCTCCCGGTTGTAATATTTGTAATGCTTTACTACCAGAAACCACATTACCAAAATCACTATCAGTACTAAATGATGTTGTGGCTTTTACTGAATAGTAATAAGTAGTTCCAGCAGTAGCAGTTGTATCATCATATGAAGTAGTAGAAACACCACCCGATAAAAGAGACATGGTGGAAGTGTTAGAAGTTGTTCCTCTATAAACTTTATATGTGGATGCACCAGAGATAGAACTCCAATTTAAAGTTACTTTTGTTGTTAAATTATTTGTTACAGAAGTTAAAGTTGGTGTTAATAATTTTAGAGATCCATTTACAGAATTACTGCTATTGGTAGATGTTATATTATTTAAAGCAGTAACTGTATATAAATGATTTACGCCATATGTTGCTGTTGTGTCAGTGTATGTCGTTGATGTGACTGGTGCTGTTGTTGTTGGAATTAATGCGGTTGCAACAGAACCTTTTTCTAATTGAGCACCCCATATTACAATAGTACCACTTTCCCAGAATGTAGTTGAGCCAGATGTAGTAAAATTATTTCCTATAGCAATATTTGATGTTATCAAAGATGAAGTAGTTGTAAATGTAAAGGTGAATCTCTGTGGTGTTGTGTTGGCTTCAAATTCATTTGAAAAACTACTAGCACTACCATTAAAATAACTCATTCTAAATTTTGAAGTACCCGATACAGATCTGACATAACAAGAAAGTGTATATTCTGTGGAACTTGCCACATTTGTTATTAATTGATAGATACCATTGTTTGTAGTTGAAGTAAATGTTAATACTTTACCATATTCATCATTTGTAGTATTATTTGGCATATGGATTTGTGGACTACTACTAATTGATGAACCATTATACAAAATCCAATTAGAATTTGATAGTTGAAATGTATTACTATATGTTAAAAAGTTAGATGAAGAATAACCATTTGTTAATGGTGTCACATTTCTACTTACAGAATAACCACCGTAT